CATCAAGAGCCAGCCGGCGCCCAAGATCGACGACCCGACGCCACCCATCGACATCAACCGCGACCCGCTCGGCGCGATCCAGCAACGGTTCGCCGCCCAGGAGAGGGAGCTGGCTTCGTTCCGTAGCGAGCGCGCCGAACAGCAGGCCGCGTCGCAACAGATGAACGCCACGCAGCAGTTGCAGGCGTGGGGCAACGCGCGTGAGACCGAGTTTGCCAAGGACACCCCGGACTACCGCGACGCGGCCACGCACCTGATCCAGGCGCGCGACCGCGAGCTGGCGCTGTTGGGCGTGTCCGACCCTGACCAGCGTCGGCAGCACATCAACTCCGAGGTGTTGCAGATCACGGCGGCGGCGCGACAGGCGGGCGGCAACCCGGCCGAAACGTTCTACGCGCTGGCGCAGTCGCGGGGCTTCGTCGGCAAGGCGGCCGAACCCGCGCCGGAGGCGGACACCGAAGAGCCGGCGGCGATGGCGACCGTGCGGCGCGGGCAACAGCTTGCCAGCCCGGTCGCGTCCGGCGGATCGGCCCCGGCGGTGCGGCTGACGGCGGCGGCGTTGGCGGCGATGCCCAACGACGAGTTCGAACGCGCGTTGCAGACCAAGGCCGGGCGCGAACTGATGGGAGGTTAGGAACGACCATTCCAATGCGGCGATAATAGTCCTATCGCGAGCGTTTCGTTAGGTCTATAACCCTCGCCCAGAGATGCTACGAGCGACGTGCCCAACGCCTACCCGGTGCCAGCGTCCGTTATCGCTGCCTCGCCTACGCCCCGCGTGATCGGGCGGACCGTGCCTCAAGCACCCTCCGCACCCTCACCCGAAAGGCGTCCGCGCCATGGCCGTAACCGTCTACACCACCAACGACCCACTAGCCGTCAAGCTGTGGTCCAAGAAGCTGTTCGTCGAAGCCCTGAAGCAAACTTGGCTCGCGAAGTTCATGGGCAGCACCGTCGACAGCCTCATCCAGATCAAGGACGAGGCCACCAAGGGGCCGGGTGACAAGATCACCTACGGCTTGCGGATGCAGCTGCAGGGCCGGGGCGTCCAGGGCGACAGCACGCTCGAAGGCAACGAAGAGGCGCTATCGACCTACACCGACGCTCTCGTCATCGACCAGCTCCGCCACGCGGTGCGCGCCAACGGCCGCATGTCACAGCAGCGCGTTCCCTACAGCTTGCGCGAAGAGGCGATGTCGGGGTTGCGCGACTGGTGGGCGGACCGCATCGACTTCAGCGGGTTCAACCAGTTGTGCGGCAACGTCCCGGCGGCGCTGATCGACACGAAGTACACCGGCCTGCAAACCCCGTTCAACCCCGACATCGCCCATTATATGAACGCGGCCAACGCGCCTGGTCCCACCGGCCTTGCCGCCCCGGCAAACAGCGACGCGGACGTGGCGACGACCACTTACACGGCAGCGAACGCCACCACACAGAACGCCGTGTTCACCCTCGGCATGATCGACCGCGCCAAGGAGCGCGCCAAGATCGCCACCCCGGCCATCCGCCCCCTGAAGATCAAGGGGAAGGATTTCTACGTGATGTTCCTCCACCCGACCCAGGTAACGGACCTTCGGACGAACACCCAGACGGGCCAGTGGCTGGACATCCAGAAAGCCGCCATGACCGGTGGCGAGGTCACGGACAACCCGATCTTCGACGGCAGCCTCGGCGTCTACAACGGCGTCATCCTCCACGAAGACGTCCGCGTGCCGAACGGCAACGTCGGCGGCGTCCCGGTGCTGAACACGCGGCGCGCGGTGTTCTGCGGCGCCCAAGCCGCCGTGATCGGCTACGGTCGCGAAAACGGCCCGGAGAAATTTACGTGGATTGAGGAAACGTTCGACTACGGCAACCAGTTCGGCGTCGCCGCCGGCCTGATCTGGGGGATGAAGAAGGTACAGTTCAACGGCATGGATTTCGCCACGATCACCATGACCACGTTTGCGGCGACCCACTAGAAACCCGTTGAAGGAGGCGAAACATGGCTAACTACTTTTCCGACAAGGTGATCCTCAACCCGATCACCGGGGTGAACACGGTCGAGCCGAAGTACATCGAGGACGACGACATCACCACGATCGCGACGGTGTTGGTGGGTCCGAACCTCGTGCTGGCGGCCGGTGACACCATCCAGTTGCTTGACGTGCCGGCGCTGTGCCGGTTTTCGGGCGCCCAGATGGACACGGCCAAACTCGACAGCGGAACCGTGCTGACCATCAACGTCGGCGACGCGCTGAACGCCGTCCGCATCTTCGCGGCGGCGCCGGTGGGCCAGCTCGGCGGTTACGTCGGTGCGCCCAACACCAACGGCATCCTCGGCTATACGTTTCCAACCGTCACGCGCATCTTCGCCACGGTCGCGGCTGGCGCGGCCGGCGGCACGGTCGGAACCAAGTCGTTCGTGTTCGCGCTGACCTACAACGCCGACGCCTGACACCCACACAAAAACGGAGACGATGCGATGGCCAAGAGCGGCGGTTCCAAAACCGGCTTCCTGAAATCCAACATGACGCCCGGCAAGAGCACTTCGGGCGTGCGTTCCACCACGTCGAGCCCTGGCAAGGCGGCGATGAAGACGACCCCGGGCGTCAACAACTCTAGCAAGGGGGCCAGCAAGGGCAAATAGTGGACCAGCCCCCCTTCCGGCGGCGGCGCGAAGCCTACGGGGCGGCGTCCGGGGTGCCGGATGCGGTGATCACCCCCACGCCGCCCTCCGCGTTCGAGCGCCCCGCCCCCGGTCACGAGTTGCGGGTCATACCCGCCGCGTCCGGGGGCGGGCGCGGCACGTGTTCGTGCGGGTGGCAAAGCCCGTTCATGAAAACGCGGTCGATCCAAGCCGAGTTCGACTGGCACGTGGTCGTTTGTGGGCAATCGGTCCCGCCGCCCGCGTTCCAGCCGTCGCCGGAGCCGGTCAACGACACCGTGCCGCCGTTCCCGCCCCGCCGTCTGCATCGGCGCAAATAGCCCGTGCCGCGCATCGACCAGCTGCCGGCGGCCGGCTTCGTCAACACCGCCGACCTCGTTCCGGTGGCGCGCCTGACCGGCACCGACCCCTACGGCAACCCGGTGTGGACCGACTACGCCGCCACCTTCCCCGTCACCGGACCGGTGGTGCCGGCCGCGCCGTCGATCGGGCGCAACTACTTCGTCAACGGCCGGTTCCGCGTGCAGCAGCGCGGCCCCGGCCCTTGGAACGTCGCCGGATACACCGCCGACCGCTGGACGGTGCTCGCCACCGCCGCAGGCAGCCGCAGCGTCGCGCTGGTCAGGCTGACCGACGCCGATCGCGCCGCGTTTGGCGACGACGACGCCGTGTTCGCGCTGCAATACGCGTTCGTCGGCGGCACCGGCATCGGCGACTACGACCAAATCGCCCAACGGGTCGACGGGTTGCGACGGCTTTCCGGCAAGACGGTGGCCATCTCGTTCTGGGCGCGCGGGGTCGGCGCGGCGTTCAACCTCGGCGTCGGCACCGTCCAGTACTTCGGCACCGGCGGAACGCCCAGCGCGACCAACGTGTCGATCCCGTCGTCGTCCGTCGCCGTGACCGCCGCGTGGGCGCGATACGTCGTGGTGGTGGCGATCCCCTCTGTGGCCGGGACGACGATCGGCAACAACCGCGACGACTGGACCCAGTTCGCCTTTTTGTTCTCAACGGGCACCTTCACCGCCGGCACCGGCAACGTCGGCGTCCAGTCGGCCACGGCGCAACTGCGCGGGATGCAGGTGGAGGTGGGCTTGGCGGCGACCGCGCTCGAGGCGTCCGACCCGGTGCGCGATCTCGTCAACTGCCAAAGCTACTACCAAACCGGGCAAGTGTTGATGACCGGCTACCAGGTCGCCGGCAGCGCGTTCGGCGGCAACGTGCCGCCGATCGTGGCGATGCGCGGGCCGCCGGTGGCGGTGGTCACGTCATCGACCAACACCAACCTGTCGGGGTTTACCCTGCAGCTGCCGGCTGGCGGGTTCGGCTCGTTCGGCGCGCTGTACGCGTCCGGCAACGCCGTGGTCACGGGGCCGACCGCCATCGTGGCCAACTACACCGCGTCGGCGGAAAACTGATGGGCATCCTGCAAGGCTCCGACGGCCGCCCGGTCTACGCCCCCGGCGGCCTGCCGATCTGGGCGCCCGACCCGTCGCCGCCGCTGCGCAGCTTCGGCGCCATGCAGGCCCGCATCGCCGACGACATGGTGTCCGACGCGATCACCGCCAGCCACGTCCAGAACGCGATCCAGGACGCCCAGCGCGACCACGAGCGCGCGCCGTTCTGGTTTAACGAGGCGTACGACGTGGGGAACTTCTCGTTCTCCGCCGGCAAGGAATACTACTCGCCCGCCGACTACGCGCCGATCGGCAGCATGGCGCACATCCAAACGATCAGCGTGTTGCTGTCGGCCAACCGCTACACGCTGCTTTCCCGCACCCCCGCTTGGGTCGAGGAGATCGCGGTAGCCGAACGCTGGCGCGGGATGCCGACCGACTGGTGTTGGGTGGGGCAGGTGATCCGGCTGTATCCCACGCCCGACCAATCCTACCCGGCGACGTTCACGGCTACGATGCGCTGGCCGCTGCCGGTGGCGCCCGGCGACCAGAGCCCGTGGATGGACGACGCGGAACAGATGATCCGCAGCCGCGCGAAGGCGGCGCTGTCCCGGCACATCACCCGTGACCTTGGTTACGCGCAACAGATGGATGGCGAAGAGGCGCGGGCGCTGATGCTGTTGCGGGCCGAAACGACGCGGCGGCAGGCCGGGCCGGGGCGCATCCGCGTCCGAAGCTACTACTGATGCCGGTGATCCCCATGGCGCAATGGTTGCCGGACGCGTCGCCGTTGCAGGGCGGCTCGGCGGTGGCCGACAACGTGATACCCCGGTCGGCGTCCTCCTACGGCCCGTTCTATGGTCCGAACCTGGTTGCCGCCGCCCCGCCGGACGCCTTGCTGCAGGCGATCGGCGTGCAATCGGTGACGGGCGCCTCGTGGGTGTTCGCCGCCTCGCAAACGGCGTTGTGGCGGCTTGAGGTCGCGACGGGAGTCTGGACCAACGTGACTGGCGCGATCGCCATCAGCGTGATTCCGCAAATCCGCACCTGGGCGTTCGCGCAGTTCAAGAACCAAGTCGTCGTCGCGACCCTGGGAGTGGCCACGGCGGCGTTCGACATGACCGCCGGCACCGCGTTCGCGGCACTTTCGAGCGGCGCCCCGTTCGCCTCGTTTGCGGCGGTAGTGAAGTCGTTCGTGATGCTGGGCTCCACCAGCGACTCGATTGGCGGCAAGGCCCCGTGGCGGGTGTGGTGGTCGGCGATCAACGACCCGGCGACATGGCCCGCCCCAGGCACGGCGGCGGCGCAGATCGCCGAGAGCGACTACAACGACAGCGCCGGGCCGCTCGGCCAGATCACCGGCTTGGTGTCCAACCTCGCCAACGCGGACGGCGCGATCCTGTACCAGCACGGCGTCCAGCGGGTGATCTACACCGGCCCGCCGGACATCTTCCAGTTCCCGCCGGCCGTCGGCGTCAAGGGCTGCGTCGCGCCGGGCAGCGTGATCGTGGACAATTCGAAGGTCTACTACCTCGCCGAGGATGGGTTCTATTCGTTCGACGGGGCGGTCGCGACACCGATCGGGGCGGGGCGGGTCGACCGCTGGTTCCTAGCCAACTGGGTCGGCAACCCGCCGGGGCCGGTGGGCGTGCTGCCGTATCCGCGCGCGGTGTTCG